CTCGGGGTTCGAGCGCAGGACGGATCATCGAGCCGAAAGGAGTAGGACTCTCCGCGTCCTTGGATCCGGTCCGCCGCGTGCGCGAGGTGTGGAGGTTCACGGCGGCCGGTGACGTTGACGCTCGAAGACTGGACGGTGGATCTCTACAGTTGCCGCGTGGCTATTCCCGAGGTCATCCCGATCGCCTATGAGCCGTGGGCGCGCACCGCAAAGATCGGCCGATACGAGCGCGGCCTGTTCTACGGCAGTCTCACGGGTGCCTATCCGCGCAGCTACAGCCGTCGATCCATGAGGGACCAGTGGCGCGAGTACAACCGGTTCTATGCCGTGCTGCATCGCTTCGACCACGACGGCCACTTCGTCGACTCGGACATCTGGTTCGAGGGCACTGTGGCCGAACCTGGCACGGACCGTGCAGAAGACGTCTTGAGCGGCTGGCTTGCCGCCCTTCCCGGTCTCAGCTACGGGCCGATCGCCATACGCCCATTCCAAACCATTGTTGACGACGTGCTATTTGGTCTCGTCACAGATGCCGAGACCGACGACGAAGGACACGTCTGGGAAAGGGCCGTGCTCTATCCCGAGGATCTTTGTTTCGGTCCGCCGTGGGATGGCCTCTACAGCACGTAGGAGGGCTGAGACGACTCGTCAGAACGTCGGCGTGACGAGTCCTGTGCCGCTGACGGTGGACAGCGATGCCGGGTAGCGCGCGGGTTGGAAGGACACGTAGTTGTAGAGCCGGACCAGGACGCTCATGTTCTGGGCATAGGTCTGCTGGAAAGCTTCGGCGCGGATGGTGGATTCCCAGAGCCAGAAGTCCGGAGCGCGCATGATCAGGATGACGTCCTGGTTGGTGCCCGCGCCCTGGTTCACCGGAAGGTTCGCGTCCGTGTAGACCGGAAGACCGAGCATCTGTCCGACGAGTCCCTGTGCCTGCTGATCGTCGAGGTTCGCGACGACGTCGAAGGGTCCGCCCGCCTGCGGGACGATCAGCGGCCGGTTGTTGCTGTCGAGCTGCGCTTCGCACCAGGCCCAGCGGCGCGGGTGCATGACGATGCACGTCGGCGGGAGGAACCGCGCGGTGTGGATCGCCTGGATCGCCCCGGCGAGCTTGGAGTAGAGCGCGCCGAGACTCGGGGTGGCGCTGGTGAACGTCACGGCGTTGGTGCCGCTCTGCGTGAGCAGTCCGGTCACCTGAGCGTTGAGGCCGCTGCCGTTGAGCACCTGAAGGTCAAGCTTCATCGCGTAGTCGGCCGCGAGATCCGAGAGCACGACTTCGTCGATGTTCAGCGGCGACTGTTCGAGCAGTTGGAGGCTGACGGTCTGCGCGCCCGCGATGGTGACGACCGGTGAGGCGACCGAGGTTGTCGTGAGGTCGGTCTGCTGCACTCCGGTGTTCTGCGTCGTCTGGACGGCGACCGCGGTACCGGTGTTGATTTTCGGGATGTTGATGGAGTCGGTTCCCGGAGGGAGCGGCTGCCACTGGCAGCGGTCGGCAGTGACCCTGCCCGGTCGGGCGAGCCGGATCCACTGGTCTTCCAGCCACAGCGGCGGGACGAACTCCCCGCCCTGACTGTTCGTCGTGCTAATCGCGCGCCGCTCGGGACGGGAGTCGAACACGACCTGGTTGTTCCGGTCCAGCCGATCCAGCGCGTCACGGTCGCCCTTCTGGCGGGCGTTGAACAGGTCGCGGAAGAACGAGGACTCGCCGCCTCGCCTGTAGATCTGTGGCTCTCTGGTGACGCTCCATGAGCCGGATCGGGTGGTGGTCGTCATCGATGCTCCGTTCCGGTCGGTGGGGTTGCCGAGTCCGAGACGGCGCGCACTCGCGGCGGCGGTCTCGTCGCGGGTGGCTTGCTCGTTCAGTTCGCCGATGCGGTCGTCGAGTGCGCGGATCTCGGCTTCGAGGTGGTCGAACAGGGCCGCTTCGTCGGTGGTCAGATCGCGTTTCTCGCGGGTCGGTGCGACCAGGACCGCGTCAAGGTCGCGCTTGAGGTCCACGCGTCGGTGCGCGAGCCCGTTTATGAGGTGTCGCATGGGCTACCTCACGTCGCGCGGTTCGTCGGTGGCCGGCGGATGCGTCGGGCGAGTGGCCGGCGCGGTCGGCTCGGTCAGCGCGACCTCGTTCCCAAGCGCGGACAGCACCGCGTTGAGGTCGGATCCGGTCACGGTGGCGTAGCAACCGGCGAGCCGAAGCGCGAGCGCGCACAGCGGATAGATGACGTCGGCCGGATCCCCGTCGAAGGTGTCCAGAACAATCGGCGTCACGATGTCGTCGGCGAACTCCTCGGGGCTGATCTGCTCATGGTCCGCCATCAGCCGGAAGCCGGTCAGGATCGCCAGCGCGCCGCGCGTCCACTCCCGAGCGGTGTGCGCGTCGACCGCGCTGTGCTCAGGCATTGAAGGTCTCTCCGGTCGTGTCCGAGCGGGTGGCGTCTTCCATCGCCATGATTCGGTGTCCGACTTCGGCGACGACGTCATGCGGGCAGATCTCCGCCGCGTCGGCGTACATCTCCGCCAGGCGCACGACGAGTTCGGCCATGGAGACGACGACGCCGGTCATGTTGTTGTCGAATACGGTCATCGTGATCTGTTCGGCTTCGTTCATGAACCGCTCGACGGTGATGACGCCGTTGAGCATCAGGCGGTAGGACGTCGCCACCGAGACGGCCGCGCGAACCTGCTCACCAAAGAGGTACCGCTCCGCCTCGTCCGGCTGGCTCGTCTGGGTATTCGTGGTCTGGGTCATCGGTGCCTCTCATTTCTGGGTCGCTTGCCGGCGGTCGTGATCGCGAACAGCAGCGGGTCGATGCGGGCGCCGGCCGCGAGCGCCATAACGTTGAACAGCTCGTCGTTGGGCTGAACGTGCAACTCGTCGAAGACGACGCGGGTCGGGGACAGTCCCTCTTTGGTGAACGCCTCGGCGGACAGGCAGCGGTAGACCGAGCCGAGCTCGACGACCTCGATCGCGTCGCGGTAGACCTTGCACGCCGCGGACAGGTCGGGGTCGGCGTCGACCATGCGTTTCGCGTCGCCGAAGACGATGCGCGCTTGCTCGCGGTCGCCGGCGCAGGAGTAGACCTCGGCGCCGTGGCACTCGAACAGCCCTTCAAGCGCGATGCCTGCCGCGAGGCCGCTCTTGCCGTTCTTGCGCGGCTCGCCGACCAGGGCAACCCGGTGTCGGCGCCGGCCGTCGGGGCGGCGGGCGAAGACGTGGTCGAGCAACAGCCGTTGCCAGCCGCGCAACACCAAGTGTGAGCCGGTGCGCCCGCTGAAGGTGTCGCGGGTGATCGTGCACAAGGTCTCGATGAATCGCGCGACGTGCGAGCCGTCGCCGCGAGCCTGGTCAGCCAGGTCGACCGGGATGAGGATCCGCGGCGGCCAGCCGGGGAACTCAAGGTTCGTAGTCGGTCTGGCGGTGCCGGTCCGCGAGGAGTTCGGCAAGCTTCGAGGCACGTCGCACCTCGCCCAAGCCGATCCTCGTGCGGTCCGCTGGCGTCAGGCCGAGCAGCGACAGGAGTTTGACGATCTCGGTCTCAAGGGTCGACAGCATCCCGACCAGCGGGTTCGGGTAGGCGTAGCCCTTGTCGGTGAGTAGCACCTCGTCGGCGTCGCCGAGCTGGGCGATCCAGGCCGCGCGGCGGTCGAGCTTCTCGCACAACATCACGACCGACACGCGGTCGGTATGAGCAAGCCATGAGCATTCGGATGCCAACAGCAGCCAGGCCGCCCGACCCGAAGCACCCAAGTGAGCGGGAGGATCGGCGTCCAGGGCGGGAAGCGGTAAGTTAGCGTGCGGGTCGGGGAGCTTCTGCTTGCCAGGGTTTCCTAGCAGACGCTTGCGCTCGTTCGGGATCGGAGGCGGTCCAGGCATGCTTACCCCCACAGATCTGCGTAGCTCTCTCGCTAGGCTGTCAATGTGAAGGAAACAGCCTCGTGGGCTTCCAGCGAGGCGACCCGCGCGAGCATGCAGGGTAACCGCAGCCGAGATACACGCCCTGAGCTGGCACTTCGGCGCGCCGTCCATGCCCTGGGATTGCGCTATAGAGTGGCTGCTCGCCCGCTGGCAGATGTCCGGCGAACAGCCGATCTTGTCTTTAGCCGAGCCAAGGTCGCGGTATTCCTGGACGGCTGTTTCTGGCACGGCTGCCCCGAACACCACACCGCCGCCAAGCGGAACGCCCAGTTCTGGGCTGACAAGATCGCAAAGAACAAGGCGCGCGACGAGGAGGTCGATCGCCTACTGGGCGAGTTGGGGTGGACCGTCTTACGGTTTTGGGAGCACGACGATCCCCAAACGGCGGCCCTTCAGGTTCGCGATGCCGTGCTCGGCCGACGCAAGCCCCCCGGGTCCTAACCTTCGGAAACGCGCGTGGGGCTGGGGGCCGGGTCCTGCACATGTATGCCCGCCGAGATATACCTACCCCCGGTATGCGGCTAGGCACTGCCAGCGGCGGTGTGCTTTGCGGAGTTGCACACACGGCACAGGACTTGCAGATTTGATAGCTCGTCGCCACCGCCTGCCGAGCGCGGCACGACGTGGTCGACGGTGAGGACATCGGATCGATGCGGCTCGCACATCCAGCCCGGACACAGGTCGCCGTAGGCCGTGCGGTGCTCGGCGAGGATCCTCGCTGCCAGGCGTCTCCAGCGGTAGCCGTATCCTCGGGCCGAGGCCGAGCCTCGGCCCTGGTCGCGAGCCCGGTCGTAGCGGTTCTGGCAGGGCAAACAGCGCGAAGTGTTCAGATGCAACCGTCCGCAGTCCAAGCATGGACGCTGTCGAGGCATGGGCGGCCTCGCATCGTTCCGAAAAGAAACCCCGAGCGTTGATCGTATCGGGGTCGAAAATTGGGCAGCGTAAACCAGGCATTGATCAGCATGCCCTGTGGATAACCCTGTCGTCAATGCGTCCTTGCGCGGCGCTACGTGGGCGTTCCAGCCGACACTACGAAATCGTGAAGCGGAGCAAGGTCGTGCTGCCAGAAGAGCATGACACCTTGATCTTGAGCGTCCTTCAGACACTTCAGGTCGAAGACGCCTGCCAGCACGACAGCCGTCGCGACCTGCATGCCGTACTTCGTTTTCCACGCCTCAGCCTTACCGCACACCTCGCGGGCGACGCGCTTCCAACCGTTCTTCGGGCCGTTGGATACCTTGCACTCCAACGCCAAGAGTCGACCGTCGTGGAGACGAACCGGCACATCGCACTTCGCGTCACCCACCTTTCGTTCCTTGCTGTAGTGCCCGCGCTCCAAGTTGTCCGGGTACTCGATAGCCGTGCGCACCGCGTCAAAGGTGAAGCCCGAAGCTCCCAAGACCGCACCGACGGCGGCTTCCTGCTCAGCGGATGCGGTGCCGCGACGCCCCGTGGCTACCTCACGATTTGCCAGGATGACGGTGGTCGCCGTGACCGCGGTTTCAAGCTCTTCCGGGGTAGGGTTGCGCCCCTCCAAGACCCACGGGAACCGAACAGGATCGATCACGGGCGCTATGACTTCAGCCGTGTCGTCAGCCAAGTCGTCGCGCATCTTCTTGAACTTCGACCCGCCTACGAGGGTCCACAGATCTTCCTCCGAGATCGGAGGGCCACAGAAGTACCTCAAGGTCTGGAACATGAGAGGATCCGCTTTGAGCGGATCCCCTGTCAGCGCAAGGAGGTTGCCTGTAGCAGCCAGCGCAGCTCGAACCTTCGGTTCTATGCCGGAGCAGACGACTTTGAACGCTTCCGGGCCCTCTTCGTTACGCTTCGTTTTGAACAGGGCCTCGGCATGGTCGCGTGCCTGCTTGAGCTCGGTCTCGGACCATACGAGCACTGATTTTGCTACCTGCGGCATCGGGTCAGGCTACAGCGGCGCGGACCCTTACGCGATGTTCTCCGTTGGTTCTGTGCTCAGCGACGGTGTAGTTAACACGCTTCGCGAACTCGGCCGGCAGCGGGTGTGACTTCGGCGCTTCAGCCGCGGGACCGCTGTTAAGCGAATCGATCAGCGCCGTGGCGAGTGCCTTCACCGCGTCCACCTGCACAGCA